TTCAACGATGCCCAGAAGATAGTCAATGAGAAGATTGACAAGCAGCTTAAGGAAACAGGCCGTGTCAGGGCCATCATCCTTAAAGGTCGTCAGATGGGCTTGTCAACCTTCACGACTGCCAGGGTATTCTGGAAGTCATACTTTAATGCTTACAATAAATCAGTCGTTATGGCTCATGACTCAGCCACTTCTGATGCCCTCTTCACAATGTCACGGAATACTATTTCCAACATGCCCGAAGAGTTTAGACCAAACTTTAAGAAATCTAATGCCAAAGAAATTATGTTCGAGCACAACGACTCGGGCTATAGACTATACACGGCAGGATCCCCTGAAGCTGGTCGAGGTACAACTCCAACCATTGCACACCTATCTGAGGTTGCTTTCTGGACCCATGATGAAAAGATCCTTGCAGGTCTCTTTCAGGGTATCTCGGAAGCCGATGGTACTGAAGTTATACTTGAGTCAACCGCAAATGGTGTGGGTAACGAATTCCATAGATTATGGAAAGGTGCTTGTGAGGGTGAGAATGATTACCTTCCTATATTCGTGCCCTGGTACTTAATGACGGAATACAGAAGAACTGTCCTTGACCCCGAAGCTTTCCAAGAGACTCTTACAGATGAAGAGAAGCAGATACAGAACCTACATGGTCTTGATCTGGATCAACTCTACTGGAGGAGGCTAAAGGTCGCTGAGGGTGGGCTAAGTAAATTCCGACAAGAATACCCATTGACACCAGAAGAAGCGTTTCAAGTTTCTGGTGCTAATGTGTTTAACCTTGAGAAGCTACAGTCCCTTCTTCCTTCTACTGTAATGAAGAGACAAAACTTTAACTTAGAATCATCTACCTTTATAGACCATGATCAAGGTAACTTAGAGATATACCAGTATCCTAAGTTTGATGAAAACTTTGTTATTGGAGCTGACTGTGCCCTTGGGGTAGGTCAAGACTCATCTGCTTGTACAGTTATGAATACAAACAATGAGGTCGTGGCCCTGTACAGAAATAACAGAATTGATCCTACACAGTATGGAGATCTTTTGTTTTATCTGGGGAGATACTATAACAACGCCCTATTGGCTGTTGAATCTAATTCCTTAGGTATAGCTACATTGAATCGTCTTAAACAGATGAGCTATGTTAATCTATACCATCAAACTAAAGTAGCTAATGTGTCTAATGAGGAAGGCACTCGTCTGGGTTGGAGAACAACTCAAGCTACTAAGCCAATGATTATTGGTCATCTTAAGAATGCGATTGAAAATGACGATATCAATCTTGCGTCCCCACGAATCATCCAGGAATGTATGGATTACGTGGCTGATGACAATGGTCGTACCAATGCTATTGCGGGTGCTCATGACGACACCGTAATCGCTACAGCTATAGCCTTAGAAGTCCTAAGAACTCACAGAGACCGTTTGTCTCGAAATAGAGTTGGATTTCAGAATCAGCAGTTTACGGAGGATACTACTGACTGGTTATAGTTGTCTAAGTTTCCCCATTAGTCCTCCAGCTAACGTTGTGGTTTATGGTGACATGCACGTTTCGGGAATAGAAGAAACAGGAACCGTACTTACTTGAATGAATGATGGATTGTGTTAATCCAATAACGAGGAATATAATAATGCACGAACCAGAAGGTTATAAAGAAATTGTAACAGATGAGGAGTTGATGAGCATCATTGACTCAGAAGTAGCGAATGCCCAAGGTAACTTTTTGGATTCCTCTGATCTTTCAGATGAGCGAGAGAAAGCTACATTTGAGTATGCTATGCAACCAATCGGACATCTTACACCGCAAGGTGTGTCTAAGATTGTGTCCTCAGATACCGTTGAGGCGGTTGAGGGGTACTCAGCAGTTTTATCCGAACTACTACTAAATAATAAAAAATTAGCAAAATTTATACCGCATTCACAAACAGCTGTGGATGTGCACCGAGCCCGTGTTGCTTCAGACGTAACCAACTACTGTATATTTAAAAAGAATAAAGGTTGGGAGATTATCAATACTTGGATGAAAGCTGCTCTTCTATGGAAGAATGCTGCAGTAGTCTGGGAATATATTGAAGATTACGAATATAAGTTTGAAGAATACGAAGAGATCTCTGCAGAAGCTCTAGATGTAGTGCTTGCAGATATGGACTCTGAAGTGGTCGGCGATCTATTTATAGACGAAGATGGTATGTACAAAGATGTACGTATCAAGAAAAAGTGTAATAAAAGTGGTGTTAAGATTCGTAACATCGAACCAGAGTCATTCCTAATAAGCCAAGGTGCATCCTCTATTGAAGACGCATCGTTTGTTGGTATTACCACAGAAATGACCAGATCAGAAATCCGTAAGCAATATCCAGAGCAAGCTGATAACATTGACTGGGATTCTACCGATGATCGCTACACTTTTGCACAAGCAATAAATACAGAAAAGACAGCCCGAAGAACTTCTGTGGGTCTGTCTAATATTTCATTTAATAGCAATCAAACTACAGAAGCTAACCAAGTAGCCAGTGTATTAGAATGTTGGTTACGTGTAGACCGTGATGGTGATGGCATCTCAGAACTAAAAAGATTTATTACTGTTGGTGATAATATCCTGTTTGAAGAAGATGTTGAATATATTCCAGTAGCAGAGCTAAAGCCCTTTGACATCCCACACGAGTGGGCTGGTCTATCTATGGCTGACATGACTCGACCTGCTACCCTTGCGTCTACTGCAATACTGCGTGGTTTTGTAGAGAATACTTATCTTACTAACTATTCTCCTAAACTAGCAGACCCTAATGTGGTTGACTTCTCTGCATTGCAAAATATGAAACCAAAACAAATTGTACCTACTAATGGTAACCCTTCAGCAGCTGTACAGAACATGCCGCCAGAAGCCTTATCAACAGGTACAGTGCCTCTGCTAGAGTTTTTGCAGAAGCATAAAGAGCAAGCTAATGGGCTGTCTAAAGCAGCTCAAGGTTTGAATGATACTCTCTATGTGTCAGGTAACTCAGAACAGAAAGTATCCGCTGTACAATCTGCAGCTCAAACCCGCATCCAACATATTGCCAGAAGGTTTATGGAGACAGGTTTAGCCCATCTCTGTGAAGGTGTGTATAAGACAATGCGTACCGAGATGCGAACCCAAAGTATGAACTACTACGACCGAAACGATTTCTACAAAACCATCGAAGTTAAGGACTTACCTGACAATATGATGTTGCAAGTAGAAGCAGATGTCGGCGATGCTAGTAATCAAACTGTGTTACAAAAAATGCAAATGATCGGCCAAACGGTCCTACCTGCGCTTATGCAGGCTGGATTCCAAGGGGCCATTAATCCTGTAGCACCCGCTACTGTTGCATTTAAAACCATTGAGGCACTAGGAGAAGATCCGTTAGACTACATAGTAGACTACACTTCCGAAGAGTACAAGGAATCCGCAATGGCAGGTAAACAACAACAACAAGAAGCTGAGCAGAAAAAGAAAGCTATGGAAGAGAAAACACTTATGACTAAGATGGCTCTCGACCAAGCAAATGTCGATTATACAAATGTACAATCTCAGAATGCTATTCAGGATAACCTGAAACAACTTGTTGTTGCCTTGGACAAATCATATCAAGAATGGTCTAAGCTATCAATCAGTGCTGGTAAGGAAGGTCAACCAGAACCTACTAAGCCTGATGTACAAGAAATGTACGAGACAGCTCAAGCCTTAATCCAAAGAACCATGACACCACCGCAGGCTAATGGAGCTGGGGAACAACCCCAGCAACCAAACGGATTAACCCCAGAGATGTTACAAGCTATCATGCAACAGGGTGGAGGTATGATGTAAGGAGGTGATCCTTAGAAATACTTGAGGGGCCCAGACGGGCCCTTCAAACTTAAGACGCTGACCAGAGGAGATCTAGTGGATAAGTATAAGAGTGGGGCTAAGCGTAAGTTTAAGCCCAAGATGGACCAACAAACAGGGGAGTATAAAACCAACCCCTTCATTGATTCTCAAGAGTCTTTGACAAGAGCAATGTTTTCGAAGAAGCAAAGAGATGAGTTTTTTACTGAAGCTTACTCTGATATTCTCGTAGACTTATTTGTTCAATGGTTACAAACAGAACCGCACTGTACTAAAGAACGTGAATACTTATATCATGTAGCTATGGGGCTGGGCTCTGTTAAAGAACGTCTAATACAAATAGAAACTTACGGTTTCAACAAAGAGTTATTAGATCACAATAAATCTCAAGAAGGAGATAAATAGTGGAGTACACAAAAATCAATGATGTAAAACTACCGAAAGCACTGGAGAACGCTAAGCGATCCCTAGCTGCAATTGTTGACGAAGTTGCTGTAGGCCCTGGTAAAGCCAGGTTCTTTTCACAGGATTTAGTTAACGCATATAAATCTATTCAAATTTTAGAAGAGATTACAAAAGCCCGAGCACCTAAGAAGAAGGTAGCGGTTAACAAGGACTAATATAGGATAACAATTTTATGAGCAATGAAAACGATACAGCCTCTACCCAATTGGATGACGCTGGTTTACATGCTGGTCAAGATAGCCAATCTATAGATGACATTCCAGTACCCATGGGACCAATGGGTGAGGCTTTAGGTCTTACTCAACCTGAGGAGGAATCTCTACCAGAAGAAGATGAATCTGATCTTGACTCGGAAGATTCTGCAGAAGAAGAAGATGTACCCGAAGAAGACGCTGCAGATGAAGACGATACCGATGATTATGAGGAAGACGCTAACGAAGATGAAGAGTATGAGGATGATGACGATGATGAGGATTCTACCCAAGATGACGATTTACCTTTGGAAGAAGAAGTTGACTGGGAATATGAAGTACCCGTAAAGATTGATGGGGAAATTGAATATGTTTCTATTGGTGAGCTTCGTAAAGGTTTTGCTACTGATCAACACTTGTCTAAGAAGGGTAGAGAGGTTAGTGAACTCGAAAGTCAATTAAAAGAGGAATACTCTACAAAGACTGCCGAGGTTACTGAACTTGGGGCTACTTTAGCAGCACAACTACAAAACGATGAAAATGTGTTAGCTAAAGAGTACCATGACTTAGAAGCTAAGATTGAGAAAGCTCGTGATGAAGGTGATACATATGAGTTAAATGATCTTAAGGATAAACGAGAAACTGCCCAGAAGAAATACTGGGAAGCCCGCAACAAACGGGAAGGTCTCGTAAGTGCAATTAAAAAACAACAACAAGAACAACAGCAAGAACATATAGATAATCTTATGGCTCAGTTTGATGAAGATATCAAAGAACTAGTGCCAGATTTTGATGCTGATCTTGTTAGAGAGTTTGCACTTAGTGAGGGGGTACCTCAAGAATTCCTTGATTTCATTATGGATGCTCGAGTTGTTAAGTTTGTAGATGATTACCGAAAGCTAAAACAAAAAGCTAGTAAGGGCTCTGCAAAACGTAAACGAGCACCAAAAGTAAAAGGTGTACCAACAAAACGTAAGTTATCTAAATCCAAACAGGCAGAACAAAAAAGCGCAGCATTGCGTGAGTCTGTTTTGTCTGGACAGGGTAATGAGCAATCTGAATTAGAGTTTCTTAAGTCATTAAGCAAGTTCCGCTAACATAAGATTCAATTTTTATATTATAAGGAAATTATAAAATGGCTGCAACAAACTTTCAAACTACGGCTGTAGCTAGCTGTAAATCAGAGACTGAAGATCTCGCAAGCTTTATCTCGATGATAGCTCGAGATGAAACTCCGTTCTTGGCATCTATTGGCAAGACAACTTCTAAAGGTATTTTCCACGAA